ATCAGTCTCGTTTCGGAGAGAAAGCAATGGCGCGCGGAAACGGGGGTGCACACGGAAATGATCAAATCCCGCGAGCTCGGCCCAGCGCATTGTCCAAGCGCTGGCTGCGGAACAGGACCGGCCCGTTGTGATCCGCAAGAATGGTACGGATCTCGTCTTCCAATTTGACCAATTCTCCGATGTCGCCGCCACAGTATGCGTTGGCAACATCGAAAATCGTGTCACGGTTCGGGGTGAAAGCACCTGAGCAAAACTTGGATGGCTTGTGTATCCAAGACGGGTCCAGGGTCGTCTTCTTGGCGTCGGTGAGTTCGACGATTTTTGAGTTTCGAGCCATGTACGCAATGAATTCTCGATGGATGGGGATTTTGTTGAGGTACTGCCAACCAGAAAAGACCGCGTCACGCCAATCGGCGTCGCTCAAGGTTGTGTTCAACTTGAATGAGGCAGATGTTATCCACCGCATCAAGTCAGGGACCATGAGGGGTCCTTGTTGCGTTCGAACACACCGAGCGGCGAGAAACGTGAGACAACTCAGTCGGTCCCGCGGGACGACGGAGGATCCTGTGGAGGGAAGACCGAGACAGACGTTGACAGCCTCCATGTCTGTCAACAAGCTCGCGTCGTCCGCGCCCAAAATCTGGTCGTCCCCTGACACAACTTGCACAAAGTTGAGCACGTTCAGGGCTTCGTCGATGAGTTCGGGACTCATCGTTCGGGCGGTTCTGTTGGCATACACTCGACCTACCACGTACATATTTACAAGCGTGAGCAAAAACGTGTTGTCATATGTTGTGTATGGGTCACCTGAGGTTCTAACCCAAGGACCTTTCACGCGGAACACGCGCTTTCGCATGTTGTCCTGCACATCTACCACCAAGGGTTGAGAATAAGTTTCGAAGTATTGTGCAAAAATCGGGTCTCGATACACAGAGTCATGGAGAAGGTGGCGAAGAATCAGGCCGGTGTCAAAAATGATGCCGCGCTGGTTTGAGTCCCACTTGCTCTTATCCACCTCGCGAAGAAACGCGGGTCGGTAGAGATCGAGCCAGGTAGTCAACGCGACGGCTGTGTCTGCGGCGTCCTTTCCTCCTCCGTACAAGAATCTACAACGAGTGTTGAATGTTTGTTTCATCCATTTTCCTAGACGATGTGTTATTACAAGGTTTATCGCGGAGAAGACGTTCGTGGGGAAGTACTGAATTAGGCGTCCGGTCGTTAACGCCGAGATTGGGTACTCGAATGCGCCAACGCCAATGTCCACCTTGGACAAGTCCTCAACCCACGAGCGCGCAGCTGGGGCTGGCGACGGTCCCAGTGGTATCAATTCGTTGTGGCCGCTCTTCTTCTCCCATTTCATCATTCCAGCTAGTTTTGTGTCGGGATGTGTGACGCCGTTTCGCCGGGCAGAACGCCAGGCTTCGTTGATGGCCGCTCGCTTGTTGGGGGGGAACGCGTGCATTGCTTCTTGCAGTTCTTCGTAGAACGCTCTACTGTACACGGGGGGTACATTCAGGACGTTTCGGGGTAGATGACGCTTCACCCACTTTACCAAAACGTCCTGCATTTCCTTTTGCATGGCCGGCACTATGGCGGGCGAAGTCGGAATGTGCTGTCGAGTGCAACTACTCACTTTCAGAGACCGTTCGGTGGGAGTCAG